AACACTGAAGATGGTGTTGTTACAAAACGTGTAGGTGAGGAAGAGGAAGAAGAAACTGGCGATGAGACTTTTGTTGATCCATGTCCAGAGGGCTTTGTTTTAGACCCAGTGTTAGGTGAATGTGTTCCGATTGATGAGGTTGATACAGATTCTACAGCAGGTACTCCATCTTTAGGTGACGTTATTCGTACTGATACAGGCAGTGGCACTTCAACTTCGACAACCACACCTGCGTCTGGTGAGCCTATGATAATTCGTGGGCCGAAGCAGTTTAATGAAGGTGGCGAAGTCGAAATGTATGATATGACAGTGGGTCCGAACGAAAGTATTGGTAACGATATGGTTATGCTTACTTTTCCTGATGGGACTAAGGGACAAACTCAAAAAGCCCTATATGAAGCTGCGAATAGTCTTGGTGCTTTTGAAGGTATGGAATCTCAAAAAGATTTTGCTGATTGGCATTTAAATGAGTGGGCTGGAAAGGTTGTCACTGATCCAGAGTACATAGCAGCGCATGATCAATTTAACACGAATCAAATTTCATATAACAACGATTTGATGGCGTCTGACCCTAAAATTGCTCAAGCTAGAATGGCCTTTGTGCAGCAAAATGCGCCTAATAATCAGGCAGCTATTGATGCTGCTCAGTCCTTAGTAGATCAATATTCTGGTGCAGCAGGTGCTGGAATAGCAGGCGCTGGCGCTAATAATATGGGCGCTGATAATATTGTCGCTGAAAACACTGTCGCTGATCCTTTTAATAATGATTATATGTCTGGATACCCAAGTTATAATTACAGTGAGGGAATAGGCGATGATGACGCAGAGATTATTGACGAATTTGATTACGATAAAATGATTGAAGAGCTTAATCTACCAGTAGGGTCAATGATTCTCAGAACTCCTAAACAGTTTAATGTCGGCGGTGCGGTAACACCTAATATTGATAGATTTATGCAGTCTTTAGGGGTTTAAAATGAATGATTTAAGCGACTTTTCGAAGTACCTCACAGATGAGGAACTAGCAAAGGTCGCTCCTATGTTGGAGCGTTTGCAGACGCTTGATAAGCGTGTTGAGAAGCAGGACAACTACATGAGTTTTGTAAAGCATGTTTGGCCTCAGTTTATTGAGGGCAGACACCACAAAATTTACGCTGAGAAGCTGCAAGCTGTGGCTGATGGCAAGATCAAGCGGTTGATTATTAATATGCCGCCTCGACATACTAAGTCAGAGTTTGCGAGTTATTTATTTCCTACTTGGTTAATGGGTAGAAGGCCCGATTTGAAGATTATTCAAGCAACGCACACAGCGGAGCTTGCTGTTGGTTTTGGGCGTAAAGTTAAAAATTTAATTGATAGTGAGGAGTTTAGAGATGTCTTCCCTAATGTCAGTCTTGCGTCAGACGCCAAGGCGAGTGGTCGTTGGAGTACGAACGGCGGTGGTGAGTATTATGCGGTTGGTGTTGGTGGTGCCTTGGCAGGCCGTGGTGCGGATTTGGCGATCATTGATGACCCGGTTTCGGAACAAGACGCGCTGAGTGTTACGGCACTAGATAACATTTACGAGTGGTACACATCTGGTCCAAGACAGCGTTTGCAGCCCGGTGGTTCGATTATTATTGTTATGACGCGTTGGAGTATTCGTGATTTAACTGCGAAGGTTTTGGCAAAGCAGAGCGAGAAGGGTGCAGATCAGTGGGATATTGTTGAGTTTCCTGCGATTATGCCATCTGGTGATTCGCTTTGGCCTGAGTTCTGGAGCTTAGATGAGCTAGAGGGCGTTAAGGCTTCTATTCCTGTGGGCAAGTGGAATGCTCAGTATATGCAGAATCCCACTGCTGAAGAGGGTGCGATTATTAAGCGCGAGTGGTGGAATTTGTGGGAAGAAGAGGACCCGCCTTCGTGTAGTTACATTATTCAAAGTTATGATACTGCGTTTAGTAAGTCTGACAGGGCTGACTATAGCGCGATTACCACTTGGGGCGTTTTTCATTATGACGAAACGCAAGAGGATCATATTGTTTTACTTGACGCGTTGAGAGGGCGATGGGAGTTTCCAGAGCTAAAGCAGCAAGCGAGTGAGTTGTATGAGATGTATGAGCCTGACATGGTTCTTGTGGAGCAAAAGGCGAGTGGTATGCCGTTGACGCAGGAATTAAGGCGAATGGGTATTCCTGTAACGCCGTTTACACCGAGTCGTGGTGCGGATAAGTTTACGCGTATGCATGCTTGTGCGCCTGTATTTGAGAGTGGCATGGTGTGGTGTCCTGAGACTAATTTTGCTGATGAAGTTATGGAAGAATGCGCTGCATTTCCTAACGGAGAACATGATGACTTGGCGGATTCGATGACTCAGGCTATACTACGATTTAGACAAGGTGGTTTTATTACGACACCAAGTGATTATGATGACGAAGATGAACTGGCGTTATACCGCCGCAAACGTGAATATTATTAGGAGGCTTTTACATGGCTATGAAGGGTAGAAATTTAAGGGGTGGTAGAAACCCAAAACGCGCTCAAGCTATTAAAGATGCTTTAGCGGCAGCTTTAGCAGGCGGTTCAGCAGGCGCTGGTGCAGGAATAGCTGGGGGTTCAGGAATGACATCATCTTTGCGTCCAAGAGCAAGACCGGGAAGTTCAGGAATGACTTCCTCTTTACGTCCCAAAGCTCGTCCTCAAGACATTGGTAGCACAGATAGTGAAAGCACAAGAGGCATAGACCCTAGAGAAAATTATAGTAAAGAAGATTTAATGAGGCTTCTTGCGTCTATGGCTGGAGGTCCAGCCGCTATGGGTCTTGGTGCAGCTAAAGCAGGTAGAGCCGCAGCCTCTGCTATGGGAATGAATGGCGGTGGTGCAGTTAGCACAAAACCTAAAAAGAAACCCAAGAAGGGCTGCGTCATGAAAGGTCGTGGCGGTAATTTTAAAGGATTAAAATAATGGCAAAAACACCAAAAAAATATAAAGGTTTCTCAATGTTGCCTGAAGCAGTGCAGCAGAAAATGGACCCTAAAGCTGCTATGCAGTACATGGAGGGTGGCGCAGTTAACAAGCCAAAAGTCTCTATGTATATAAAAGGCGGAAGCGTTGAAAGAGATGGAGTTCTAACGGAAGTTGACCCAGAACCCAAAAAGGCTTCAACCAAAGGCGCAACCAGTGGCGGCAAGTCACGAGGCGGTGGCGCAGCAATTAGTGGTCTTAAATTCGAAGGAACAAGGTAATGCCTAAGATCACAATAGACGTTCATCTCCCTTATGATGATATGCCAGTATATGACATACCTGAAGATGAGGTCATAGTTGTTGACGAAGTTATAACAGATGAAGACCCAGAAGAAATCGCTATTACTTGTCCCACATGTGGGGCGGTGATTGAAGATAAGGAAGATTAAATGGCTATAGAGCGTGGATTAGGTGCGGGTGGATTGCCCCAAGACCCAATGGTTGCAGAAGCCGAATCTCTTCAAAACGTAATTGATTTGCCAGCGCAGCCCGGTGTCACAGAGTTTGACGATGGTAGTGCAGTGGTAGGCGAGTTTGAAGAACAGGCCGATATTCCCGCGAGTGTTCCGTTTGATGGTAACTTGGCTGATGTTATTGATGAGGCTGAGTTAGGCAATATTTCGTCTGATTTAGTTGGTTCAATTGAAGATGATTTGGCTTCTCGTGAAGACTGGGAAGATACATACAAAACAGGCTTAGAGTTTCTTGGTATGAAGACTGAGGATCGTACAGAGCCGTTTGAAGGCTCTTCTGGTGTTATTCACCCATTATTGGCTGAGTCTGTCACGCAGTTTCAGGCGCAGGCGTATCGTGAGTTGCTACCTGCAACTGGTCCTGTACGCACTTCTGTTATTGGTGCGCAAAATGAAATGCTTGTAAAGCAATCTGAGCGCGTAAAAGATTATATGAATTACATGATTACCTATGAGATGGAAGAGTATGATCCTGAGTTAGATCAGATGCTATTCTACCTTCCTGTTGTGGGTTCTACGTTTAAGAAAGTTTACTTTGATCCACTGAAACAACGTGCGGTAAGTAAATTTATTCACGCTGAAGATTTAGTTGTTCCTTATGGAGCGATTGATTTGGTTTCTTCTCCTCGTGTCACTCATCGTATCACGATGGATTCCAACGAAGTGCGTAAAATGCAAATTGTTGGTTTCTATCGTGACATCGACTTACCTACTGGTGGGTACGGTGAAGACAATATGGCTGATGAGGTTGAGGAGTCAATTAACGATATTCAGGGCGTTCATCCAAGTGGACCTTCTGAAGATTTAACTTTGTATGAAGTCCACACAAGCCTTGATATTGAGGGTTTTGAGGACATGGGAGTAGATGGAGAACCAACAGGTTTGAAACTGCCATACATCGTCACAATCATTGCTGATTCTGGCGAAGTATTGGCTATTCGTCGTAATTTTATGGAAACGGACCCAATGAAACGTGCGAAGCAATACTTCGTGCATTACAAGTTTTTGCCCGGTCTTGGTTTCTACGGCCTTGGCTTGACTCACATGATTGGTGGGTTGGCTCAAGCGTCAACGTCGATCCTGCGTCAGCTTATTGATGCAGGCACCCTCTCCAATCTTCCAGCAGGCTTTAAAGCCCGTGGCGCTCGTATTCGCGATGAAGACAATCCCCTTCAACCGGGTGAGTTCCGCGATATTGATGTGGTTGGAGGCACCCTGCAAGGCTCCTTGATGCCTCTCCCCTTCAAAGAACCTTCAGGGACGCTTTATAACCTTTTGGGAACCCTAGTTGATGCAGGACGCCGTTTTGCTTCTATGGCTGACCTCAAGGTTGGTGAAATGGGTGGTGATACACCTGTTGGCACGACGATGGCGATTATGGAGCGCGGTACAAAGGTTATGTCTGCGATTCACAAGCGTTTACATTACTCACAGAAGATTGAGTTTAAACTACTTGCCAGAATTTTTTCAGAAACAATTCAGTCTTATCCATATCAAGCAGATATGCAGATGGGGCCAGAGATTTTTGTGCAGGACTTTGCAGGTCAAATTGATGTTTTACCTATTTCTGATCCTAATATCTTCTCTATGTCGCAGAGGATTGCTTTGGCGCAAACTGAACTACAGTTAGTGCAATCAAACCCACAAATACATGGCGGTCCGCAAGGATTATATGCAGCATACCGTAAAATGTATGAGGCTCTTGGTGTAACGAATATAGATGCCATTCTTCCCCCCCCACCTCAACCGCAGCCTATGAACGCTGCGAAAGAGAACCAAATGGCATTGCAGGGAGCGCCATTACAAGCGTTCCCTGACCAAGATCACCAAGCGCACATCGAAACGCATATGGCTGTTATGTCTACGCCTGCTATGGAATTAAATCCGCAGTCGATCATGGCATTACAGGGGCATATTCAGGAGCATATTGGCTTAATGGCTGAACAGCAGGCACAGCAAGAATTTATGTCTCAGATACCGCCAGAACAAATGCAAATGATGCAGCAACAAGCTCAGATGATGCCACCACAGCCGGGTCAGCCACCTGCTGATCCTATGATGCAGTTTAAGCCACAGATAGATTCTCTTGCGGCTGAGAAAATTGCTGAGATGACAGAACAGCTTGCACAGGCGGTAGCACCTCCACCGCAATCTGATCCGCTTGTGGATATTAGAAATCAAGAACTGCAACTGAAGGCAGCAGACATGCAGCGCAAACAAACAGAATTTGAAACCAAACAAGAATTTGAACGTGAGAAAGAACAAAATGATGTTCTAACTGCACAGCAAAGGATTGATGTTTCAGAAGCGGCATTAGCCGATAAAACAAGAATTGCAGAGGATCGCATTCAAACACAGCGAGACATTGCGGCTCTAAACTCAAGCATGAAGGAACAGTAATATGGGATCAGTAAGAGAAAAAATGGTTGAACAAATTCGTGCAGCGAAACGTGCTGCTGCAAACATTGTTCAAAAGGCTCCTGTTGTGGAAATGGTAAGAGCGCGTGATGAGGATGGACACTTTGTTAAAGATGACCCAAGCACCCCAGAAAACGAAGCGTGGGTTGAGAATCCCAAAAAGAAGGCGGCTCCTAAAAAGAAAGCCCCTGCCAAAAAGAAAACTGCAAAAAAAAATTAGCGGCGTAACAAGACGATTTAGTAAAATAGCTAGACCCCAGAGATTTCGAGGTATTTTCTAAAACTCTGGGATAAATACTTGTATTCTCCGATGGATTGTATAATGTCCTAGTATGGAGATCTCATGGACGCACTAAATCTAGCTGAATACCTCTACAAAAAGTTACGTCAACG